CGAGGTCGAGGACACGGCGGAACAGGCGGAGTGATCCGGTCTTTTCCCGCGCCGTCGCGGGGCGGGGACATGGGGGGACCCGGCGCGGGCCAGCGAGCTCTGCCGTTTCCAGACGCGAATCCAGAGCGGGCGAAAATTGCAGTCCTCAAAGAGCTTCATGCTGTAAAGGCCAACCGGCTCCATATACTGGGTGCCGGTAGTAAACAAGTCATCCATTTTCCAGCAGACAATCTCCGCATGGCGGCAGAGGTTCGGCGCCGCTGCCCCCCGCCGTTCCAGCCATGGAGCCAGCCCATCTTTCCGGTAGTCAGCCAGTGCAATGAGGGGCGGAGCCGTAAAGGCACAGGCGGCCCGCTCGTTTCCGCAGAGACGCGCCATATCCTCGGCAGAAGCAGGATCACCGCAGAGAAGGCGGTGGTTCCCAAGCTCCCAAAGGTCGCCGGGCTGGGTCATGGCACCGCCAGCCGCCGCAATGTCTGCCGCCGCTTCCTCTTGGTTGAAATCATCCTGTACGGCCTCGGCGGAGTAAAACTTGTTCATCAAAGCGTCGATTTCCTCGGCATCGAAGCCGGTAAAGGAAACGTCAAAAGCAGAGGCATCCAGCTCGGCGATGACCTCGGCCAGCTTCGCCTCGTCCCAATCGCCCTGAATCCGGTTCAGGGCGAGGTTCAAAGCCTTTTCTTTTTCCGGCTCCAAATCCACCACAACGCAGTCAATCTCTGTTTCGCCCATATCCAGCAGCACTTTCAGCCGCTGGTGGCCGCCCACAACAAAACCGGTGCGTCTGTTCCAGACCACCGGCTCTACAAATCCAAACTCCTCAATGGAGCGTTTCAGTTTTTCATAGTCCTTGTCGCCGGGCTTCAAGTTCCGGCGAGGGTTGTATGCTGCCGGGTTCAGCCGGTCAGCACTTACTTTCTGGATATTCATTCTGTTCTCCTTCATCTTCCGATGGGGCCGCACCGCACTTAGGGCAGGGACGGGACTCGCCATCCATGGCATAAATCTGCTGGCAATGCTCGCACCAGCCCCACTCGTTATAGCGGTACTGCTCGTCAATCCATGTTTCCGGGGCCTGCCAGTCCACCGCATCAAAACACTCGGCGGCAAATTCCTCCTGCCCGTTACACATAGCCAGAAAATCCTGCCGGGAATAAACCGCGTCAGAAAGCTCCGGCACATAGCATACCTGCTCCGGGTGGAGGCGGAAGGCTTCTTCATCCTTGAAAATCCAGCCCTGCCGGTAATATTCCCGGTCAATGACGGCTTCCCGATCCTCGGTTTCCGGTGTATAGCTGCCAATCTTCAAATAGCTTTCGTCCATATCAAAATCCCTCGCTTTCAGAATGTGACGACAGATTACTCTGGACACCGCCAAAAAGCAAGGGCGTTATTTTTGGAGCGCGGAGGACGGGGTTGAACCGCCGCTTCCCACCGGTTGGTGGGCGGTCTGCCGTTAGCCTACCCGCGCATAATGGCCGGAGGTCATCCCTCCGGCGTAACCTTGCTGTGCCGCTCGGCAAAGGTGATTTTCTCACCCTTATACATCCCAGCCCCCAGCTCGTCGATTTTGGAAAATGGGATCTCTGGAACCGTCAAATCCTTGCGTTTGGATTTGTCGATGAAGTAAATGTATCGAAGCTGGAAGCCGGGGATCGGGTTGGCTCCCACATAGTCCAGATACTTCTTGAAATTATAGGTGCCGCCTGTCACATCGAAAAAGGTCAGGCCACCCAGCTCCTTGCGGGGAGAAGTGGGATTGCTCGCCAGCGTCATTTTATGGACGCGGGTGCCATCGGGCAGCTCCGCAAGGTTCAGATTTTCCTTGATACCGGTCAGGACAAAATTGCTGGCCCGGTAAATTGTACCGTCGCCGCAGGAGCAGGCATCGGCGAAGCTGATAACCCACTTAATCTGCGGGGCATATTTCTTAATGAGCCGCAGGCTCATGGAAATGGCCCGGCTCTCAGAATTGCGGGGAAGGTAGCTGTCAAAGGCCATCCGGTTCAGTTCCAGAAATTCATTCCAGCCGGTATCCTTCACCAGACCGATGATTTTTGACTTATCGAGGCTGGGGCCATAACTCATAACCCCGTGAAGGTTTCCATCGAGAAATACGCCAAAGTGGAGCGTGCTGTTATTCACCACCTTGCCGCTGTAATGGTGCGCCTTCATAAACGGGGTCGCCACCTTGGTGGGGATTACCCGCATCACAATCTCTTTTGCCCGGCCCATTGTCCGCCTCCTTTCCCACATGGCGCTCGGCCATCGTGATTTTTTCGCCCTTATACATTCCGGCCCCCAGCTCGTCGATCCGGGAGTAAGGGATTTCCGGCACCGTCAAATGGCGGCGCATGGATTTGTCGATAAAGTAAATATACCGGAGCTGGTAGCCCGGCAGCAGGACACCGCCCGCCGCCTCCATGTATTTCTTCCACGCAAAGCCTCCGTCTGTCACATCAAAGAAGGAGCGCCCGCCCAGCTCCGGGCGGGGAGCCTTGGGCCGGGATTCCAACGTCAGCTTGTGGATTTTACTCCCGTCCGGCAAAAGGCAGATAGCCTCGTTTTCCTTAATGCCAGTGAGGACAAAATTACTGGCCCGATAGATGGCCCCGTCACCGCAGGAGCAGGCATCGGCAAAGCTCACGATCCACTTCACATGGGGCGCGTACTTTTTCAAAAGCCGGATGCTCAGGGAAATGGCCCGGCTCTCGGAATTGCGCGGAAGAACGCTGTCAAAGGCCATCCGGTTCAATTCCAGATCTTCATTCCAGCCGGTGCCTGCCACCAGCGGCAGGATTTTAGATTTATTGAGGCTCGGCCCGTAAGACATAACCCCATGGAGCCGCCCGTCCAGAAATACCCCGAAGTGCAGGCAGCTATTATTCACCACAGTGCCGCTGTAATGGTGGCGGCGCACAAAGGGATTCGCCACCTTGCCGGGGATCACTTTCAGACTAATTTCTTTTGCTCTGCCCATTGACGCACCACCTCATAGACTCCGTTTCCCTTGTGGTTTTCATTGCCGAAGGTTTCTTTCACCTCGCCATGGGTGTGGACGTAATCAATGCAGGCAAGGATCAGCTCGGCCTGCTTGTCGTGCAGGGTCAGGCTGATCTGCTGATAGGGCTTTTTCTCGCCGGAATCCAGCGTAAATTCTTCTCCAAATTCATCCTCGGAGATGGTTTCAAAACCGAAGGGACTCAAATCCTGCGCAATATCCGCCAATTCCAGCGGCAGCAGGTCAACGTCCCACTCAGCCAGCTCGCCGACCTTGTTATCCACCAGCCGGAAGGCTTTGATTTGTTCCTCCGTCAGCTCGTCGGCTATGACGCAGGGAACGGAATTAAGGCCCAGCTTTTTCGCCGCCTTGAAGCGGGTGTGGCCGGTGATAATTTCATAGTCGGCGGAAATCACCAAAGGGACAAGAAAGCCGTACTGCTTGATGCTTTCCGCCACCGCATCCACGGCCCCCTCATTCTTTCGCGGATTGTTCTTGTATGGGTGAATCTCCCCCAAGGGGAGCTGTATGATATTCATAAACGACCTCCTGAATAAAATTATGTTTTAACCGCCGCGCCGGGCAGAAAGCAGGCGCTCCATCATATCGTCGTGCGGGGTGGCCCCTTTGTACTCGGTGGAGCAATTCTCCCGAACGACCTGATAGATTTGGAACCACAGGTTATTGGCCTGCTTGGAAAAGCTCTGGCTCATGGAAACATAAGGCGAGGGAATGGCGTTCCCCGTAGTGGGATGCTTTGCCAGAAAGCCATACTCGGTGATACATTCCTCGCACTGTATCCAGCGGGAGATTGCCATGGCGTACTGCTCCAAAATCTGAGCGGGTATCAAATGGGCGCAGCCCCGCTCGTGGAGCCACGTCCATGTGCGCTCGTAAACCTCAACCGCCAGCAGCTCTTTTCCGTTTTTCTGCCGCGCCGCCAGATAGTCGCGGGGCGGCGGCATCTTTTCCCCTTGGAGGTCGGCGGTATCTGTAAACTCCATGACCGTCAATTTCCGTTTCCCCGGATTACCCTCGACTATTCTTTCCGACAGCGCCTTTTTCTTCTGTCCAGCGCCGATACGAGCGCCTCCGTGGCCGTTTGCCATGGCCGCCACCTCCTTTCTTTGAAATTGCGGGGTATATACCCCACTTGAAAGCGCGATTTTTCGCGCGATAGCCCACGCCCGCTGCCCGCCGCGCCGGACGTAGAGATTTTCTTACCCCCGGAGGGGCAACAAAAAACCACCGCCCGCATGGGCGATGGCCGCAGTTTTTAGTTTTCGTATGGTGGCAGATTTTCCAGATAGGAAATCAGCTCGTCTATCAATGCTTTGTGTTGGGCCTTCGGCTCAATATCCCAGCCACGGTCATAGTTCATAAGAGTGGTGCGGGTATAGCTCCGGCGGCCCTGCCGCTGGGCTTCGTCCCATACCATGAGCTTGCTGATACGTCCCTCGTCAATACCATACACCGATGGCTCGTCATAGACCGCCGCCTGAAAATGGAGGCCTTCAATCGTACCTTCCCGCCAAGGATACTGGTTGAGCTTTTTAATTGTGATCTTCATTGTGGGTTCCTCCTTGTCTGATGTGAGCACATCTTAGCGGAACACCGTGTGATTGCAAGCTCTATTTGCCTTATTTCTCAAAAGAATTTCAGCCCCACCGGCCACCCTCGCGGGCCGTAATCTCTGAATGGCACCGCTTACATAGAGCCATGAGATTGCTTTCTACATGGGTGCCGCCTTTGGACAGCGGCAGGATATGGTGGACTTCCTCGGCAGGGGTGATCTTACCGGCCCGCTTGCATTGCTCGCACAATGGGTGGGCTGCGATATAGCGGTCACGAATCCGCTTCCATGCGCGGCCATACCGGCGCTTGCTGGCCGGATCGCGCTGGTGTTTGTTGTAATGCGCCGTGATGATTTTCTGGTGTTCCTCGCAATAGCGCCCGGAGGTCAAGCGCGGGCAACCGGGATAGGAACAGGGGCGCTTGGGTTTGTATGGCATACAGGCTGCCGCCTCCTTCCGGGCAAAAAGAAAGCCCCCGCAGATTTTTCTGCGAAGGCTGCTGTATTTTTTTCTTTGTTGCTATTGTAATACTACCAGATTTCCATAGTGTCTTTCTATGTCTTTTAGTGTCCTCTTTCAGAAAAAACGAAAAAAGGGAGAGCCGAAGCCCTCCCAATCGCCTGTCTATTTCCCAGCCGGGACAAAGGCCGAGCATTGCTCCAAAGCCTTCCGGTGGAGCTTGTGGAGATAGCGCAGGTCGTATTCCATCTCCACGGCCACCTTCTCCCACGAGTAGAAGCACAGATACCGCAGCTCCAACAGCGTCTGGTATTCCGGGTTGTCGATCCGTTTGATAACGCTGACGATTTCCCGCTTCAAATCCACCAGCGTATCTATGTCCTCGTTAATCTCGTTTTCCAGATCAATGATTTTGACAATGACATTCTCCATGGACTGCACATTCCGGCTCCCGCTGGGCGGGGTGTCGGACAAGGTAGAGGTAGCCTTGGTCGCCAAGGCCCGCAGACTCGCCACCTGTTCCAGCTTGCTGTTGATCCGCTGGTCGATGCGGTAAGCCTGGCTAAGATATTCTTTCACCGTCATAGGGAACCTCCTTCCGCAGAAATGGCGGCAGATACATCTTCCACGGAAGTCACCATATAGGCCGCGCCGCCAGCGGCCCTGATTTTCCCAAGGGTCACTTCCTGTAACCGGGTGAGCCGCCCACCGGGCTGCTTCACCTCGAAAGCATAAAACCTGCCATCTATGCAGGCGATTATATCCGGGATGCCCGCTGTGCCGTACATTCCGCCGTGGGTTTTCCATGCGAAACAGTGGGGCATCGTTTTCAGGTGCCGCAGGATCGCGGCCACAATTTCTCTTTCCAGCATATCTCGGCAAAACCGATGTGCCGGAAAAACCGGAGTTACCGGGTATTTACCACACTCTATATATTTTTCTTAAAAAAAGGCCCTCATAACATACCTCTGGTAGTTACGCGCAAGGAATGAGAAAACCCCGGTTTTTCCGGTTTTCCCGGTACAAAAACGGTCAATCTGCCTCCACACCTCCTTCGCAATAGGTAATCCCGCGCCATATCCGGCGCTTGGAGAGCTTATCCCGCCCTCTGGTGATCTCCGGGAAACCGGCTTCCAGCTCTTTGTTGAAATTGGTCTGCGATACCGGCTTCATGCCTGCATTGCCGCAATATTCCTTGTATCGGAGGAACAGGTCGTCCCGTACCGTCACGCCTTCCCCCTCAGCCACGCAGTACAATTTAGCGAAAGACAAAACGCTATTTGATTCAATCCGGTATTTTTCCAGTTCGGCCCGCGTCCGCTCGGTTTCGCTGAACACATAGCCGGAGGCGATCAGGCGTTTCAGGCCGGTAAGCGCCCACATGAGGATACCGTCCCGCTCGGCAGCCAGCTTTTCCGCCAGATTGGGGTCGCGCTTGGCCTTGGGAACGGATTTCTCAAACCGGATAATGAGGAGCCTGCGGTAAAAGCCCTCGGAGCGATCCCCATAGTTGCGGGGGATCTCATTGCAGGAAAACAGGAACCGAGCATAAGGCCGGAAGGAAAACGGGTCTTTGTTCTTCCGCTCGGCGGTGATGAAATCCTCGCCGGTGAGCGCCTTGAACATACCGTTGTCGTCAATGCTCTTGGAGGGCAGGTCGGCAAAGATATTTGCCAGCTTGCCGAACAGCTCGGCCCGGTTGAAACGGTCGCCAAGGTTCTGCCACGGGATGTTGGACACATTCTCGCTGCCCAGCAAAATTTCCTGCACCACATTGAGCAGGGTGCTTTTGCCTGCGTTGGGCGCACCCACAAAGACAAAGGATTTCTGCGCCTTGTTCACCGGCAGGAGCAGGTAGCCCATGATCTCCTGAATGAGATGGATTTCCTCCTCGGCCAGCATACTTTCCAGATAGCGCAAAAACAGCGGGCAGCCTGCATCCGGCGCATAGGCCGCTTTGAGCTGCACTGTGGAGAAGTATTCCGGGGTGTGGGCCTTGAAACTGTCGTCGAGGGTATTATAAAGCCCGTTTTGCAGGTTGAGGATAAAGGGGTTACTGTTGATTTCCTGAACCGGCTTCATTATGAGCATTTTCCACTGGCCCACGGTATCATTGATGGCCTGCATGGACGCACTCTTGGGGAGCATCAGCTCCCGCACCTTGGCCGCTGCCATCATATCCTCGCTTTCCCGGTACACGCCTCCCTGATAGAAGAAAAAGCTGCTGGCCGTATAGAAGGCGTGCATATTCTCGGCCAGATGGTTCGCCAGCAGACCGGAAAGGAACCGCAGGCCGCCGCGCTCAGTCACTTCATACCACTCCGGCAGGCCGTTTTCCTCCGCAGCCTGCCGGGTTTCCTTCTTGGCGGCATACGCCTTGTGCAGCTCCTTTTGGTAGG